TGCGTCTGGTGGGCGCCATACGAACCGTTACCGCGTTCGAGTGCTCGGAGAGTTTCCGGTCTCGGAAGACGATGTGCTCATTCCGTTCGACCTGGTGGAACCGGCCCTTACTCGCGATGTGGTGGTACATCGGACAGTGCCTGTCGTCTGGGGTCTCGATTGTGCCCGGTTCGGAAGCAATCGGTCTGCCCTCGCCAAACGCCAAGGCCTCCAACTCCTCGAACCCGTAAGATCGTGGGCGAAGCTCGACACCATGGAACTCGCCGCCCGCGTCAAAGCCGAATGGGACGTGACCCCCGATTGGCTCCGCCCCATCGGGATTCTGGTAGACGCCATCGGCTTAGGCGGCGGGGTGGCGGATCGCCTCCGCCAACTCCAGCTCCCGGCGAAGGACATCAACGTCGCCGAACTCCCGGCCTTGAACAACGTGGACAAGTACCAAGACCAACGCACCGAACTCGCCTTCAAGGCGCGGGAATGGTTCGAGGCGCGGAATTGCAAACTGCCCGAGTCCTACAAACTGCCCACCGACGGGCCGGACTTCATTCGCGAATTGACGAACGTCCGCTATGACTTCCAGCCCCGCTCGGGGAAACTGAAACTCTTGCCCAAGACGCAGGTGGATAGCCCCGATTTGTTCGACGCCTTCGCGCTCACGTTTGCGAGTGAAGCGGCGATGCTCGCCCGCAGCCGGGACAAGACCGGCGGGAAACCGATTGTCCGTGCCTTAGCCCCGACATGGTGACCTGTGGCTGAGAAAATCACCCGCGAAGAGATTCACCACGCCGTTACCGCCTTGATCGACGACGCGGTGACCTACGTCGATGGCACCCTCTCCCCCGACCGCGCCGAGGCCACGAAGTACTACCAAGGCCAGCCCTTCGGCAAGGAGATTCCCGGACGCTCCCAGATCGTCCTGACCGATTTGCGGGATACCGTCTTGGCGATGTTGCCGAGTTTGGTGCGGATGTTCTTCCCCACCTCGGGCCATGTCGTCGAATACCAGCCCCGCCCGAAGTCCGAAGCGGAAATTGGGAGAGCCGTGGCCTTGGCGGACCAAGCCACCGAGTTTGTGAACGAAGTGGTCTTGGATCAGGACAACAACGGCTTCTTGGAGTTGTTCTCGGCATGGAAAGATGCCTTGGTCCGCAAGCTCGGCACCATCAAATACTGGTGGGAAGACCGCTCCACCTACAAAACCTACACGGGATCACGCCTCGACGTGCTCCAATTCGAGCAATTGCTCGCGGACCCCGATGTGGAAGTGACGAAAGTCACCGAAATCCCCGACCAAGGGGTCGTCTTTCGGGACGTGACCTACAAGCAATGGCGGAGAGAGGGCGTCGCAAGGATCATGTGCGCTCCGCCAGAGGAAATCTTGATCTCGCGGGACGCCCGGAACCGCGAAGATGCCTCGCTCATCGCGCACCGCACCCAAAAAACCCGTGGCGAACTGATCGCGATGGGGGTTTCGGCCTCCGACATCGACCAATACGGCGGCGGGGCGGGGGACATCAATCAAAACGTCGAAGAAGTGGCCCGGCGGGGCACCGTCACGACCCAACCCCGCACCGATGAGGCCGCCGAACTCAGTTTGTGGGTCGAAGCCTACCCGTATCTCGATATCGACGGCGACGGCGAAGCCGAACTCGTCAAATGCCGCTGTTTGGGCAACGGCTTACACCTGGTCGGTGAGCCGGAACCCGTCCCCGAGCGCCCGTTCGCCTTTTTCTGCCCCGATCCCGAGCCGCACGTCCTGATTGGGCAGTCGATCAAGGACCGGGTGGGGGATTTGCAGAAAATCAAGAGCATGATCCTCCGCGCCATCAACGATTCGGCGGCGAAAGCCATCGACCCCGATACCGTGTACATGGAAGGCGAGGTCAACGCGCTCGATTTGGCCTCGACCGCGCCGAACCGGAACATTCGCACCCAGCAACCCCCCGGCACGGTCATCATGGAGTTCAAGCACGAGTTTGTGGGGGCGGAATTGCTCCCCTTGCTCGGCTATCTGGACTCCGTGAAACAGCAACGGGTGGGGCCGATGCCCGCGACCTTGGACCCCGATGCGTTGCAGAGCACCCCGGAGGTCGGCGTGAAGGCGACCGTGCAAGCCGCCTCGGAACAGCTCGAACTGATCGCCAGAATCTTCGCGGGGACCGGCATGAAGCAGCTCTTTAAGGGGCTCTTGGGGCTCTTGGTCGAGCACAACCCCAAAGCCCGGCTCGTGCGGCTCAGAAATCAATACGTGGCCGTCGATCCCAAGGCGTGGGACGCCGAAATGGATGTCTCCGTCAACGTCGCCTTGGGGACGCAGGAAAAGCTGGGCGTCTTGGTCGCCACCGCCGCCAAGCAGGAACAAATCCTGACCACGCTCGGGCCGACGAACCCCCTCTGCGGTATCGGGCAACTCCGGCACACCTACGCGACGCTCTTGGAGCTCCAGGGCTTCCGGGATACGACGAAGTTCTTTTCGGCGGTCCCGCTCGACTGGCAGCCACCGCCCCAACCGCCCCAGCCTGACCCGAACATGGTCTTGGCGCAGGCGGAGATGCAGAAATCCCAAGCCGCGCTCGCGAAACAGCAGGCGGACTTCCAAATCGCGCAGGTGAAAGCCGCGCAGGAGATGGCCGACCTGAAAGCGCAGCTCCTGACGAAGGACGCGGAACTCGCCTTGCAGCGGGAGTCCATTCACCTGACGGATGACCGGGAGCGCGACAAAATCGAAGCGGAAATCGCCTTGAAGGCCGCCGAACTCCGGGCCAAGTACCCGACCGACATGGCGATTGCCGAACTCGAAGCGCAGCTCCAGCGGGAGGAAATGGCGAGTCGGGAACGCATCGCCACCCTGAAAGGCAACGGCGACGGGAAGCCGAAAAAGAAGCGGATGAAGATGACGCGGAGTGATGGCCGGAAAATGGATGTCGAAATCACGGAGGGAGAATGAGCTTTCACGTCACGGTCACCCCGGCGACCAAAGAACAAATCGACGCGCAGATTGCGGCGCTCGAAGCGAGTGGGGCGAATCCCGAGAAGTTGCAGCGCCTGAAAGATCACCGCGCCACGATGAAAGACGAGGACTAACCCTTGGCGACGAACCCGCATTTCCTCGAAGCGGATCGGAACACGTTCTTGGACGCCATTGATACGTCGATTGGCGCCTCGGGCTTCCTTCGCATCTATGACGGGACGCAGCCGACGAACGTCGCCACCGCCTTAGGGGCACAAGTGAAGCTCGCGGAACTCCCGCTGTCGGCCACCGCGTTCGGGGCCGCCGCCGCCGGAGTCCTGACCGCGAACGCCATCACCGCCGACGCCTCGGCGGATGCCACGGGGACTGCGAGTTGGGCGACCCTCACCACCTCGGCGGGGGTCCGCAAGGTGGATATGTCGGTCGGCACCGCCGCAGCGGATTTGATCTTGAACTCCGTGTCCATCACCGTCGGCGCGAACGTCGCGTGCTCGGCGGGGACCATTAGCTTCCCAGCCTGATGTTATGGGTCCCGCAGAAAGGCCCGCTCCTCGTCCAGCACAATGCGGGCACCGTCGGCGCCGCGACGCCTGGAACCGCCATCACGACGGGGGGCGCCGAGGCGACCAAGGGCAGCTACGTCTCACTCTTGACCACGACGTTCGATGTGTACTGGGTCTCGATCTATGCGCTGAACTACGGGCTCGCCGCGACCGATTCGCAAGGCTCAATGGATATCGCGACCGGGGGCGCGACCCAGGAAGTCATCATTCCCGACCTCTTGATGGGCTTCGCGGGCTGGTTCACGAGCACCGCCATCGGCCCCAAGCAATGGCACTTCCCCCTCTACATCCCGAGCGGGACGCAAATCTGGGCGCGGGGGGCTGGCAAACGGCTCTCCACCGCCTACAACATCGTCATCTACTGTTACGGTGGGGAAGGCCTACCGCCCTTTCGCGTGGGGCGCAAAGTCACGACCTACGGCATGGGCACCGTGCCCTTCGGGACGACGATCACCCCCGGCGCCTCCGCCGCCGAAGGGGCGTGGGCGCAAGTCACGGCGAGTACGAGCGAACCGCACTTCGCGTTTTATCCGAGCTTCCAAGCAGGCACCGATGTGACCCTGAACACCCTGGCCTACTACGTGGACATGGGGGTGGGGGCCGCGACCGAAGTCGAGTTTGGGCAATCGTTCGTGTTTCACATGACGGCGGATGAACGGATGGACGGGCCGTGGAACACCTTCCCAGCGTTTTACGATGTGCCGTCGGGGTCCCGCCTCGTGATGCGCTGCTCAAACTCGGGCGTCAATGATGTGGGCAACTACAACGGAGTCATCCATGCAGTGTCCTAAATGAGTACCCTCATCATCACCTGCCAGATTTGCGGACTGGGGCTGTCCGTGGCGACCGTCGAGCCCAAAGAAGGCGCCCGGAACGGCGCCGTGGGGGGGCACATCCATATGGAAGTGTCGGGCGCCGTGGCCTGTCTCACCGGACACAACTGGACGGCCTCGGGGCAGTTCCTCTTGACGCGAACGTCCTAATGGCGATTACCGAAGCCTTCACGCTGAACAACGTCACGCCCTCGGGGACGACGGAGTTGTCTATCCCCCGGAACGCGACCTATGACGTAGCGCAAAGTCAGACCACCGACGGCGTGTTCCAGCTCTGGATTGACGATCAGACGAACATGACAAAGACCGAGGAATACGCCATCCGCATCTATGAAAAAGTGGAATCGGGGGGAACCTCGAAGCAGGTATTTCTCGCCACGCTGAAAGGCGTGCAGTCGGAAATCTTTTGCACGCCGATGCTGATTCTGATGCATGGGTGGGATATGACCATCAAGAAAATCGCGGGGACGGATCGCGCGTTTGACGCCTCGATTCGGCAAATCAGCTAAGTGACGGGACCGGGCGCGTTCTGGTATAACGGCGCCGCCGCGCAAGTCCTCGCGACGACGAACGTCACGGGCACGTTCGACCTCACGGTTGTCCAGCCGCAGATCGCGTTCAGCGGGACGGTCACCAATCCCCCGGTCACGGGGACGTTTGCCATCACGGTGGGGCAACCCTCCATCGCCTTCACGGGGACGAATACCGCTCCGCCGATTACCAGCAGCTTCGCGATTACGGTCGCAGCCCCACAGATCGCCTTTACGGGGACCGTACCGAGCAGCGCCCCGCCAGCGGTGGGAGGCAGGCCGCACCGGAAGTCCACCGTTACCCGCTATCCCCCGAAACGGGCGCGGGTCCACGATCTCGGGCTCACGGTCAACGACCTCCACGACGGAGCGTTCGGCATCACCGTCCGAGGCCCCCGGATCGCCTTCCGAGGCTACGTGGACGCTCCGGTGGACCCCGAAGAAGACACCCGCACCTTCATGCGGATGGCCTTGGAGGACGAAGACTTGGTGCTGGCCTACACAATGGCGGAGACATGGCTGAACTAACCCCCGAGCAAATCCTCCACCGCGCCAAAGCGGTCGAAGCCTTCCTCGCCTCCGATGCCTGGACCGAGGTCAAGGAACGCATGGAGGAAAAAGCCTTCAAAGCCTTCCGGGCGAAGACCTCGACCCCGGAACTCCGGGAAGCCTTGTGGCAGAAGTGGCAAGCGTTCGAAGAAATGGCCTCGGTGTTCCGGGCCATCGTGGATCGTCAACTTGCAGTTCCCGAGGAGGAGTAGTATTATGCCGAAGCCCGAACCTAGCGCTACGGGGCCTCGCCTCACCGCTAGTGATGCTGCATCCAAGATCGCCGGGATGATCACCGAGTCCGAACCTGAGACTCGCGACGAGACTCCTACGGTCGAAGCGGCGAAGCCGCCAGCGGCGGCCCCAGCCGCGACCGAAGACGCCCCACCCGAGACACCGCCTCCTGCGACCTCGGACACGGACGCGCCTCCCGAATCACCCGATGACGCAACGCTGCACGAGTTTCCCGTCGATGGCGAGCCCGTCTCCGTCAGTTTGGGCGAGCTGAAGCGGAGTTACTCGTTTCAAGCGCACAACACGCAGCGGGCGCAGGAACTAGCCGAGAAGGAGAAGCGGCTGGAACCCGACATCCGCCAGCGCGTGGAAGCCGAAGTCGCCGAGGACCGCGTGCAGTATCAGCGGGGCATTGCCGAGATTCGCCAAGCGTTAGAACAGCTTCACGGAGAACCCGATTGGCTGGAACGCCGCAAAGTCTTGTCGGATGCGGACTTTCTGAAGGAGAAAGCCGATTGGGAAGTCTCCCGAGCCCAAACCCTGCGGCTGAAAGCCGAGGAGGAG